TCCAGCTTGATACTTAATGTCGTAATACCCTTGTGAATAAAGCCATACTTTTCCGCCAATTACCTCATATTCTTCATTCTTAGTTAGTGTCTCACTCATATTTATGCCAGTCTTTAACACCACCTCATCCACGCAATTAAGTGGTGAGTAAGGCAAGTCAACCATCCAAACATTCGGCACAGTGCCAGTGAGTTGAATATTTGCTCTAATTAGCTTATTTGTCAAAGACCTTCCAGTCAATAATTCAAGATGCTTCCTCGCACTTGAGATTAAATTATCTATTAAAGAATCGTCAGAGGTATAATCTATCCTCATCCAATTCTTTGCATCCGTTCTACTTACTGGCTCAACCACCGCATCAGCTAAAATGGTTATCCCGTTTATATATATCGCCATTACTTGTAATATTTATCAACCATTTCTCTGAGCCAGAGTTCAAATTCATCAAGTGCTTTTCTTGGGTCGTGGTCTTTCGCTCTTTTTCTTGCTCTCCTTGAGGCTTCGGCATATGCCTTTTTCTCATCCAACTTTGCAATTGCTTCAACCCAGCTTTTAGTGTCATTACGATCTTTTATAAATATACCAGCATAACCACAATTCTCAACCAACCCATCTGCATTACTACAAATCACTGGAATGCCATTACACATTGCCTCCGTAGCCGTTCTTCCCCAACTCTCATACTCACTTGGCATCAACAAGATTCTTGTAATACCATATATAGGCTTAATATCTGCCGTATTTGGCACTATTTTAAGATTTGGAAGGTTTGGTGTCACTTGCTCATCATAACTCCCCAAAACGCCTAAAAATCGCTTATTTGGCAATGCCCTTGCTATGCTTTCAAATATCTTACCGCCTTTATTCTCGTTTAAGTTTATAAGTGTAATATATTCGTTAACCTCTGGGTCTTTGCCTAAGTCGTAATCTCTAAAATCAACGGGAGGCGGTATTGTAAAGTTATCCCATTTGTAGTTTAATTTCCTCTTAATCCATAATGAGTTATAGACAATGTGTTGTGGAAATCGTGCATTTTCAATCTCTGGGTACTTATGCGAATTATGTATTAAGTGAAATACTGGCTTTTTATACATAGAAGCAGCACCAATTGTCCATTGTGTATAATCTAAATGCGTAAAAACGCAATGAGACCACCTCATTAAATTCTCAATCACATTTGGATTTGGTGGAAATACATCAACCCCATCGAATGTATAATTAGTTTTAATTCTATAATAATTCGCTTGATGCAGTAAAACCCTAACATTATGACCTTTAGCCATCAAGTCTTTTGCCATATTATGCGCCATCCATTCTGCACCACAATTATGAACGGGAGGGTATAAGTGTATGCTAAATAGTATATTCATATTAGTTTATTAGCACTTCCATTAAAAATCTCTCTATAATCTGCGTAGTGATCCCATAAAGCACTTTGATGTGGCTTCTGCCAAGCTATCATAGGTGCTATTATATAGCTATTCCCTCTTGGATGAACATTCTCCTTCAACCAATCATCAAACATCACTGATGTGTCTGTATAAGCCTCACAAATGGCTTTTGGATTATTAAACATCACCGCGTGTGTAGTCCACGCACCGAAAGTCCTATATAAATTATCACTAAATTTCTCTATTGGTGCTACAAGGTTTGCACCTAAATAGCAAATCTCCCAATCGGGAGGTAACTGCCTTAAAGCAGAAATTAAATGCTCATTCTCTCTTATCTCAACATCATCCTCGAAAAAATATAAAACATCATCAATATCCTTACAAAGATTACTTATAGAAATATTAAATGAAGTTTTTGGATTGCTATGCTTCTCCGCATATACAATCTTTGGCTCAATGCCTAATTTATTTATCTCACTTATAGCACTATCAAGTGTTGGTGAGCCTTCGGTAGTAAGTAGTCTAACTTTCATAAGTAAAAATATGGGGAGAGAAAACTCCCTCCCCTATATTTATAAACCTTAGATAGCACCATAGATAGCAGCTGAAGGCTGGAACTGCAATAGTTCGCAACGAGCCTCTGCTCTGAAAGTGATAAGGTTCTTGATGAAATCATCTTGATCGAACTCGGTAGAACGAACTGCAAGACCGCTTTGCTGTGCAATAGCGAACTTAGTAGTGTCCATAACGTAGATCTTAGAAGCAGTAACCAAAGAGTGAGGGATAACTGGTACACCTACAATTCTTACGTTACCATTGTTGTCGATAACCATTCCACCAGGAAGTGAATAGTCACTTGGCTTGGTTTTCAACATAGCTGCCCAACCAGCGTGAGTAGTCAACGCAAGGTTTGGAGTCCAGTTCAATGCACCAAGTTGTGCAACGTAGTCGATGAACTTCTCAGCGGTGTTAGCACCAGAAGAAGAACCAGCAGTTGCAGAAGATGCGATAGCGTTAAGATAATAAGTATCTTCAGCCTTTTGGAAATCTTCAATCAATGACTGCTGCAAATATGCTTGTAAGAATGGCAAATCATCAATCATTTGACGAGATACCTTAGCATAACCAGCGATGAAAGACAACGCAGTGTTTACAACTGTTACATCGTAATCAACTTGTGGCTTTGCAGAACCTTCTGTTTGCTTACCGAAAGAACCTTCACCAACTGGAGTGTTACCTCTTGGGAAAGATACTGAACCAGTTGATACTGGGATGATGTTAAACACACTTCTAAGGTGTGGGTTAACGAAAGAACGCAACGCTGGATTATCAACGTAAGAAACGTAAGCATCACCAGTCAAGTTGCTTGACAACAACATTGTGCCAACTGCTTTCAAATCGATATCAGCAGAGAACCCCTTACCATTGTTACGAACCGCAGCTTTGATGTCGTTGTAACCTTTCTCGATTGCATTACCAATCTCAGCTTTGATGTTGTGGATATGCTCAGAGTAAGACTTAGCAACTTTTCTTTCAGCGTTTGCGCTCAACTTACCGAAAGCAGCCTTAGCGTCTTTCACTTCGTTCAATGCTTCAGCAAGAGTCTTGTTAGACTTCTCCATTTGCTCGTTGATTTGCTCTACCTTAGAGTCAAATGCCTTTGCAGCCTTCTCAGTTACACTTGCAACCTCAGCTTTTTGTTCTGCCAATTTTGATTCGAGGGCAGATTCGAATGCTTTTAAATCGCTCATTTTTTAGATTTTATTAATTATTGATATAAATGAACCCACTGGCAATTCAGCTTCTTTTTGCTGCGGCTCTGTCGCAATGACTGGAGCAGTGCTACTCATCATCTCTATTGCTTGTGCGAGTTGTTTTACTTTTATTAAGCATAGGTCGATTGTCTCATCACTGACATCACTATCACGAATAAACTTCTCGAATGCTTTGATTTGATCCTTAACTTGTTCTACGTTACCCATATTTTTTAATCCTAATAATGGTGTATTCTCATTTGCACCCCAAGCGGTTAAACTTGAGCCTTCAAATAGCATCACCTCGTGTATCTCATTAGCCTCACCACTCTTTTGCTCTCTTAGTGTCCTAAAGCCAATAGAATGCTCACCAATAAGTCCAGACTCCACCATCTTAATAAAGTCCTTACCAAGTTGGTGTGTGCCAACCTTGGACTCGTAATAGAGTCCGTAGCTATCTTCTTTTAGACTTAACAACTTACCTAAAGGTTTAGATGGGTCGTGGTTTAGTAAGTGCTTAATCCTTTGCTTACCTTCAACACCCCAATCTTGGATAGAACGCTTAAATGCACCTGGCATCATAATGTCGCCATCACTATCCACCATACCAAACGCAGAGAAGTAACCACTTACTACCCCACTTTTCGCATCAACATCTTTTACTTCTAACCCAAAAGATTTGTAATTGTAAATCATATTCTTTTTATTATCTATTTGTTCTAATTTGCTTATTGCCCAATTTATCCCAGCATCACCTCCCCAAGCATCCCACATAATGCCACCGCATCCTTCATCATAAGGCACATCTTTGTGTTGTTGATGTCTCTTAAATGATGCCATCCTTGCAATGGTATCTCGTGACAATCTTTCACGATTTGCAAGTTGCCTTGCTCTTGTCCATCCCACGTCAGTGCCACAAGTGCTGCCATTCTCCTCTTTGTATTTTATCGCCCTCTTAGCATTGTTAGTCGCTGCCTCTGGATAGTCGTTGTAAGTATCCGCCTTTTCTTCTTTTCCATTCTCTGTCTCCTCTGCCAAATAAGCCCTATAAGCCGAGTCGGCATTGTCCCTCGAAGTGTAAATACATTCACCATCTCCTATTCTATATTTTCCGTTTGAACAAAGTGTTACTGGCATACTTACTCTATTGTTGCGGCATCAAGCCTTGGTTTTAAAATTAATCTCCCATTCCTATCACGTTTTGGTATAAAACCAATCGCACATCGGCAGTTGATTGTAAACCCAGCTGGTGCGGTTATATCACCAGGTTGCATTGCACTAACTTGTTGCCCTTCCTTACCCACCGATTCAAAAGGCTCATCATAACCCACTATCACACCATCCAACGCAACGTGATCAAAAGTATCCTCTGGTATCCGCCTTGTCCTACTATCTCTCGCACTTATCCATTGCTTATCCACCTCAAAGTCGTGTGCCTCCGCTCCTTTCATCGCACCTATGTTACTTGCTCTCATTACCTCGGTTCTTGCTATCCTTCTTGCTCTAAAAGCTGAGTAATTTAACTGCTCATCGCTCTTTAGTAATCTAACAATCTCCTCAATGCTCAACCCTTCGTTTATACCCTTAGTCACTATATCATTCATCTTCTTTTTCGTAGTAGATGTAATGTCGGCAACTAAAGTAAACCCTTGTTGAAATAAAAATTCAATCACCGCAGTTGTCCACTCCTTATTAAATCCAAAAGTGTCAGCTTTACGATTTGCCTCAATCTTTAGAACTCGATAAGTGGCATTACCAAAAGTTACCACAGTTTCCTTATACATTTGTTCAAAGAGCCTCGTTATCTCCTTATCCCACACATCCAATCCCAACCTACTCCTCGCACCACTCACACCATATCTATTCACATCACCAGCAAACTTTACAAACTGCTTATAGATGCTATCTTTTAGTTTGTTAAAATATTTAGCCTCTATCTCCCTCCTCAAACGCTCCACTTTGAGCCAATATGTCTCTCGCTGCTTTGCGTTCATTTTCTTCTTTTAATTTCTCAAA